GTTTGTGTGGGCAGCGTGGATGAACACGTTTTGGGTCTTAAAGGTTTAACTCTTTTGAGGTAAGACTCGCCATAAATACGGAAGGAACGCCGTTGAGGAGTAACGATAAAATTGTTGGTATCCAATCCAACTCCACACAATTTATATAGATACCATATATTAGAAAAGGCCACTCTTACTACTGGTTTAACCAGAGCGGAGTGGCCATATTATTTTATGCTTGACATTTGAAAATGATTACTATATCATCGTAAATGAGGAGAAATATAACAATGGCAATAACTACATTAGGACCAAATGAAATTAATAAATTACAAGATATTATTTTTGATGGTGTGCGCAATCTTGAAGAGTGCGAGGCACTACAAACCGGTATGGCAGATACAATTAAAAGTGTGGCAGAGGAATTGCAAATTCCAGCAAGTCTATTAAAAAAGGCAATAAAAACGGCATTCAAAGGTAATTATGCTGAATTAGAAGCTGAGTTAAATGACCTTGATGCTTTGCTTCAAGCTGCGGGTAAAAAGTAAATAAATTAAAAATGCGGGGTTAGCTCAATGGTCGAGCGCCAGAAACCAATTCTGGAGGTTGCTATTTCGATATTAGCACCCCGCTCCAATAACAAGTTTATGTGAATGACTAAAGCAGGAAAAATATGCCTTCCGCCGTAAAATCGGGCTGGAATTAACCAGAAGTTCACATAATTTAAATTATAATAGTTTGTGCAGAGTGTGTTTTGAACGGATAACAAGTTGGACTCCATGCGCGTATACATTGGTAAAGACGCTGATAGGGCCAACCGGCTGTTGCGAACGGGGGATAACCAAGAAGACCCTAAAGTCTGTGACTGCTCTGCACAATTTATATATTAAAGTAAAACAGGAATATAATGAGTTATATTAGTGCAAAAATAAATAAAAAATCAGAACGTATAGAAGTTGTAGAAAGAATAAATGACAAACGCATTTATAACAGCTATCCAATTGACTATTCATTTTATGTAGATGATCCAAATGGTCAATATAAAACAATATATAATACTCCTGTAACAAAAATTACACCAAGATCATCATCGGAATTTCATAAAGAGTTAGCAAGACTTGGTAATAAAAAAGTTTGGGAAAGTGATTTAAATCTGGTTTATAAATGTCTTTCTCAAAATTATCGTCACAAAAATGCTCCAGAATTACATATTACCTTGTTTGATATAGAAGTGGATTTTGATTCTGTGCGCGGTTATGCTCCAATTGATGATCCGTTTGCTGCTATTACCGCAGTAACAATGCAACACCAATGGAATAAAGAATTAATTACTTTAGCTCTTAAACCCAAAACATATACTATAGAAAAAGCAAATGAAATTGCTGCAAAATTTGAAAATACGATAATTTTTGAAAATGAAGTTGATATGCTTTCTGCCATTCTTGATTTATTAGAAGATACTGATATTATTAGTGGATGGAATAGTTCTGGTTTTGATATTCCTTATCTTATCAATCGAATCACAAGAATTATGAGTAAAGATGATACAAGTAGACTATGCCTATGGAATGAAAAACCAAAAGAAAAAACAGTAGAAAAATATGGAAAAGAAATTTCCACTTATGAACTAGTAGGTAGAGTTCATTTGGATTTAATGGAAGTTTATATTAAGTTCACTTATGAAGAACGCCACAGCTATAGTTTAAATGCTATTGCAGAACATGAGTTGGGTCAAAGTAAAACACCATATACCGGTAGTCTTGATAAATTATATAATGAAGATTTTGAAAAGTTTATTGAATATAACAGGCAAGATGTTATACTTTTATCTCTTCTTGAAGATAAATTGAAGTTTATTGATTTATTAAATGGAATGGCCCATGATACAACAACTCTTCTTTCAACATGCATGGGAACAGTTGCAGTTATTGACCAAGCTATAGTCAATAGAATTCATGATAGGGGTCAGATTGCTCCAAATAGAAAAAATAATTCATATGAAGGTAATGAGTCTGTCGCAGGAGCATATGTTGCAACGCCAAAAAGCGGAGCACATGAATGGGTTGGAGTAATTGATATTAATTCACTATACCCAAGCACTATTAGAGCATTGAATATGGGATTGGAAACAATTGTTGGGCAAATTAGACCTACCCTAACAGATGATTATATTTCAGAACAATTCAAAAAGCAAAATATGACATTTGCTCATGCTTGGGAAAATCAATTTGGGTCTCATGAGTATCAAGCGGTTATGGCTCGTAAACAAGGTATTGATTTAATTATTGATTGGGAAGAAACAGGAAAAAATGATACAGTTACAGCAGATCAATGTTATGATTTAATTTTTAATAGTGGGCAACCTTGGATGCTTAGTGGTAACGGAACAATTTTTACATATGCACATAACGCTATTATTCCGGGATTATTACTGGATTGGTATACAGATCGTAAAGAATTTCAAAAGAAACAACGAGAAGCCACAGATTTAAAAATTGAGTCTTTTTTTAATCGCCGTCAGCATATAGAAAAAATAAAACTTAATAGTTTATATGGTGCATTATTAAGTCCAGCTTCTCGTTTCTTTGATAAAAGATTAGGACAAAGCGTAACTTTATCGGGTCGTATTATTTGCAAACATATTAATTCTTTTGCGAATGAATGTATTACTGGAGAATATAATATCGAAGGCGCAGCAATTTGTGCTGCTGATACTGATAGCACCCAATTTAGTGCATGGACAACAATTAAACCAATGGTTGATCGTAAAGAATTGGAATGGAATAAAGAGGCAGCGGTTCAATTATATACTGCTATTGGAGAAAAAGTTAACGAGTCTTTTCCAACTCTTATGGAAAAAATGTTTAATTGTCCACAAGAATTTGGATCGCTTATTAAGGCAAGTTGTGAAAGTGTTGGTTATCGCGGATTATATATTACTAAAAAAAGATATGCAATTTTAAATTATTGGAAAGATGGTAAGTATTTAAAAGAGCCAAAATTAAAAGCAATGGGATTGGACCTTAGACGCAGTGATACACCAGTAGTATGTCAGAAATTTTTAAAAACTATTCTTATGGAATTTTTAACAACTGGCTCAGAGCAAAATATTATCAAAATGATAAATGATTTTAAAATTAAATTTAAAGCATTACCGCCATCCGACAGAGGAACACCAAAACGAGTAAATAATTTAACTAATTATATGGACCTTATTCAAAAAGGAAAAGGTAATAGAGTTCCGGGGCATGTTCGTGCCGCTATAAATTGGAATATACTTCGTGAAATAAATAATGATAAGATTCATACTAAAATTGTTGATGGAATGAAATGTGTCGTTTGTCCATTAAAGAATAATATTAATCAAATGACAAGTATTGCATATCCAACAGATGAAATAAGTTTACCTAATTGGTTCACTGTATTACCCTTTGATGAAGAATCAATGATTAAAAGCGTAGTAGAAAAAAAGATTGAGAATCTTTTTGGTAAATTACCAAATTGGAAAACAATAGAAAATGCAACTAAGAAAATTAATACTTATGAAGATTTTTTTGAATAGAGGAGATTATGAAATTTTATACACTTATTTTTTTATTTTTTGTAACTTATGCTGCTTTAGCGCAAACACCGATTAAAAATATATATGCCGTTGGTAGTTCGTATAATTTTAACGCAACTCCAAATATTGCTGGAACCGCTTTATATGCCCATTATATTACAAGTCCGGGAACTTATGCTTTTACTGTTATCGATGTGCTTCCGACCAATATAAAACCACTTACTGTAACTAATAATATTGGAGCAGGTTTGGCTCAGAAGATGTTCACTATTGGAAAAGCAAGTTTAATTATGCCAACTACTGCGGGTATAAGTTGGAGTGGAACAAACACTGGCTGGCAATGGACCGGTGGCACTGCGGTAATCATTTCTTTAAAATCTAATTTTTATCTTATACCAACAGTTCGTTTTCTAAAATCGTCGGTTTCTGGAGGATCAGGATACCAACCAATTTTAGGTTTGTTAGTAGGATGGGGAAAATAATACTTGACTTTTTATTTGTTTTAAACTAATATACTTATATGCAAGATTATTTAGGAACAACTATTGAGATTGGTGATTATATTTTTGGTGGAGAGTCTTCTCAACTTTTTAAAGTAACGGACAAAGATAAACTGGATGATTGTGCCAACGTTACGAGACTTGGAGAACGAACTACACGAAGAGTTTTCCTTCGCAATTTTGTTAGAATTTCTGAGGAACAACTTACCTTATATTTTTTGACAAAAGGTTATAAAACGTAAATTATATAAAAGGAAATTATAAAATGATAGATGAATTGCGCGAAATACTCGCATATACACATGCTCTTGGATTTCTTGAACTAGTTAAGGTAACTGGAACAATTAGTTCAACCGAATTAAATTCAATGGCCGTAGATAAAAAGGTTGTTTTAAATTCTAAGTTTGTTCAACCAGTAAATGATTTTCAAGGAACATTTGGTCTTCATGATCTTGGCAGATTGAATACAATTCTTAATATTCCAGAATATAAAGAAAAAGCTATCATTACTGTAAACAAACAAACAGTCAATGGTAATGAAGTTTTAACTGGAATAACATTTACAAATGCAAATAAAGATTTTAAAAATGAATATCGTTTCATGAGCAAGGATGTAGTTGAAATTCAATTGCCACCCAAGACACGAAAGAATATTTCATGGGATATATCTATTCAACCAACAGTAAGTGCCATTCAACGTTTGAAGTTTCAATCTCAGGCCGCAGGTAATTCAATTGGAAATTTTCATGCAGGAGTAGATAATCACAATCTTGTTTTTTCATTGGGAGACCATAGCACACATAGCGGAGAATTTGTATTTCAAAGTGGAGTTACTGGTTCGTTAAAAACAGTTAGGGAATGGCCATTATCTCATGTTCAGGGTATTCTTGGATTAACAGGTGATAAGGTATTAGAAATTTCAGATGCAGGAGTCATGCAAATTACAGTTACTACAGGACAAGCAGTTCATCAATATACAATTTTGGCTTCTTGTTAATAAGGAATAATTTATGAGACAAATTGATTTAGTTTTAGACCCAACAAATTATATACCACAAGTGTGGGTTCTTATTGAACATGGGCAGGTTTTAAAATTTGAAATTTTAGAACCATTGGTAAGTAAAGATATAGACTCATATAGTGTAATTAATAAAACTTTGGTAGAGAATAATCTCGCACCATTAACGAAGGAAGATATAGATTATTATTTTGAACGATGTGGTCAATCATTATTGGAAGTTAAAGAAAATATTGAATTGATTTGTCGTTATGAAAAATCGAAAACTTGTCAGGGAGTAAATAAAATATGAGAAAATTTGCAACATTTTTTAATACAGAAACATTTAATATAGAACTCTTAGTAAAAAACGAAGATGGTTCTGTTTCGTCGTTAGTAATTAATGATGAATCATCAGTGTCAAAATATAAGTATAATTTAGAAGAAAAAGAAAAAATTCACACGGTTAATCATACTTTAGCTAAGAATAATTTATATACAATGACCGAAGAAGAAATGGAACATTATATATATCCAGCAGGAAGATTGATTGGTAGCGGCGACGGTAATGAGTTATCAGAAATAGAAATACAGAAGTTAGCTGGTTTTACTGTTGAAAAGAAAATTGTTTATGATAAACCAATAGAATCAAAGGAGAAATAATGAGCCTTCTTAGTATTATATTATTTTTATTTATGTGGTGGGCAATAGGTGTCTGTGGGTATATTTTTTGGTGGACGACAGAATATGATTTTACTACTAAGCGCCTTACACTTGCTATATATGCAGGTATTTGTGGACCAATGTCTTGGTATATTGGTTGGCGTATCCATGGTAAATCAAATGATATTATAATTTTACAACGTAGGAAAGATAGACAATAAAGGTATAATTATGGCACAATTTGATCTTAAAGAAGATATTTTTAACAACGAAATAATTAGAAATAATGTTCGTAGTGAATGTTATGCTCAAAATTTATATGCCGCTCTTTGTAATATTGGATGGCGCAAGCAAGATATGCTTTCTATGTTAGAAGGATTTGAATGGGGAACAAGTTGGCGTGGAGCAGGACATTTAGTTGCTGATTTAAGAAATTCTGCATGGGATACAAAAGAAAATTATATGGATTGGTATTGTTCTGGTATTAGATCAGATGATCCAGATAAAAATATAACAGGTTTTGTTAGAGAAGGAGAAGTTACTCTTGAAATACAAAAAGATTTAGCTGATTTGGGGTGGGTAGTAAATAAAGTGTATTAGGAGATGTTATGGGATTTTTTTCTGATTTTTTGAAAGCGTTAAAAACTGCTAAAGCTGAACGCGATTGGCAAAAAAAATTTAATAAGAAAGTTATTGTTCCTCCTGAAATTATTTCTGAAAAAGATACAATGACAGCTAAGGGAGAACCATGGGTTGGAATTTTAAGATTGGATGTTGATCCAGATGATTTATCATCGGGAATGATAGAATTGGATTGGAATGAAAAATTTATTATTAAATTGGCACGTGCTGGTTATAAAGGAAAAGATGATAAAGCTATGGTAGATCAATGGTTTGCTAACATTTGCACAGGTATTATAACTGGTGAGTATGAAAATGAAATAGCTGATCCAGATAACCGCAAAAGAATTCAAAGAAAACAGTTGGATGATGAAAGGACAGAAATTTCATAATGGCTAAATTTTTATTATTTGACGCTAGTAATATTTTCTACCGTTGCAAATATACAATTCGCGGTGATCAATCTGAAAAACAAGGAATGTTATTACATACTTTATTTTCAAGTTTGAACAAGGTATGGAGAACATATAATGCAGATCATATTATTTTTGCATTTGACGGAAAGAATAATTGGCGCAAAGATATATATGCACCATACAAAGCAAATAGAATAGAAAAGAGAGCAAAACGCACTCCAACAGAAATGGCAGAAGATGTTTTGTTTTTTGAAGCATTTGATATTTTTAAAGATTTTATAAAAACAAAAACAAATTGCACGGTTCTTGAAAATGATAGTCTTGAAGCCGATGATTTATTGGCGGGATTTTGTCAATCTCATCCAAATGATACACATATTATTATTAGTGGTGATGCTGATTTTGAACAGCTTTTAGCACCAAATGTAATTTTATATAATGGTGTTACTGATACAACAACTACATTAACTGGAATTGTTGATTATAAAGGAAAAGCCATAATAGAAAAGAAAACTGGGAATCCTAAACCTGCCCCCGATCCACAGTGGAGTGTTTTTGAAAAATGTATGCGAGGTTGCACAACTGATAATATATTTTCAGCTTATCCCGGTATACGAGAAAAAGGATCAAAAAATAAAACTGGATTACGAGAAGCATTTGAAGATAGATATAAGCATGGATTTGCATGGAGTTCAGTTATGCAATATCGATGGGCAGATCATTTAGGTAATGAACACAAAGTATATGATGATTATATTCGTAATAAACAATTGGTGGATTTGACAGATCAGCCAGAAAATATAAAAATTAAAATTTATGAAACTATTTTAAATGCTTGTGTTTCGTTGAATCGCCCAATGATTGGTTTATTGTTTCTAAAATTATGTGGTAAATTTGAATTACAAAAAATAAGTGAACGAGCCAATGATTTTTCTGTATTATTAAGTGCAAAATATCCAGCAAATGACAAATAGATTAACTAAAACGGAATGGGAAAATATGGTAATCAAATACCATACTGATGTTCTAGGTAAACAAATACCTGATGTAGAAATAAAAATTTTGTGGCATAATTATACAGGAGAATCATTGCGGTTAGACATTTGTGGATTTAAAAGATTTAAAGAAGCACAGATAGAATTTCATAAATATGATTGTATAATATCAGCATGGACTGGTTTAGTATATTTGGGATTAGCTCGTATTCCATGTCCATATTATTTGGAAATAAAAAAAGATTCTCCATATCAATATGATTTTTATATTTCCGATCCTGAACTTGCAATGATGCTTATGTTCATGGATAATGATTTAGTTCAATTTGTAAAGGGGTTTTTATGAAATTGTTTAGTGAATACTTGATGGAAGCAGAACAACATAAAAGTGGAACATATGCTGCGCTTTTATTAAAAAATGAAAGTCGAACGAAATTATATGCTTGGATGGAAGAACATAATATAGCAAGAAAAATTCCGGCAAAAGAATATCATTGCACTGTAGTTTATTCGACTACACCTGTTCCAAATGTATCAGATATATCAATAAATTTTCCAATCAAAGCAAAATTTAAAGAATGGAAAATTTTTGGTGATGATAAATTATTAGTTGCTGTTTTAACCTGTCCAAAAGCTGTAAAATTATTTAAAGAGACTATTAAAATGGGAGCTAAATCGGATTATCCAACATTTATACCACATATCAGTGTTGCCAAAAATTTTAAGGGAGATGTTCCTGCTGATATTCCTGATTTTGAGATAATATTCTATAAATTTAAGAGCGATTCATTAGATACCGATTTTAAATATAATGACAATGATTCTTAAATAATATTTGACAAACAAACCAAATTCTGATATACTAGATTTATGAATGAAAAAGATTACAATTCGATGTTAGAATCAGAGCAATTGGCTGCTGTTAAACAAAATTATTATGCCATTAGATACATCGAGAATCCAAGCGAAAAAGTGCAATTGGCGGCTGTTAATCAAGATGGTTCTGCCATCGATTATATTGAAAACCCAAGCGAAGATGTTCAACTGGCGGCGGTTAATCAAGATGGTTATGCCATTCAATATATCAAAAACCCAAGCGAAGATGTTCAACTGGCTGCGGTTAATCAAAATGGTAATGTCATTCGATTTATCAAGAAACCAACAATATCTGTTCAAATGATGGCCAAATTATTGTCTTGACAAATGAATCAAAGTTTGGTATTCTATATATGTTGATGAGGAATGGTAATCGGTCAATGCCGATCTAACCTGCAAAACATAGCATATGGAGCACACCAGAGTGTGCCTTTCTCAACAAAAGAAAGATTTCCACATTTCCACAGTTTACAAACAAATCTAAATAAGCGATAATAAAAGAGTAGGAAAAATCAGAAAGGAAAAATACGAAATGGCGACTGGAAACAAGATCGATATGACTGAACCTCTAACAATTAATGAGGTTATTCCTCGTTTGCAGCGGTGTATGATGGTTAAACTTCCTGCATTTCTTTGGGCTGGCCCCGGTGTTGGGAAGTCCTCGATTATCAATGCTTTGGCCAAGTCACACGGTGGTATCTGCGTCGATATGCGCCTTAGCCAAATGTCTCCAACCGATATTATCGGTATTCCATATTTCGACCATACAACCAACACAATGCGTTTTGCGCCTCCATCTCGCCTTCCGTCAGAGGAATTGGCGAAGAAGTATCCGCTTATTGTTCTGTTTCTTGACGAGATGAATAGTGCACCGCCAGCAGTTCAGGCAGCGGCTTATGAATTGGTTCTGGATCGCCGTTGCGGTGATTATAAGTTGCCGGATAACGTGGTTGTTTTTGCGGCTGGTAATCGTGAGTCGGATCGCGGAGTCACTTATCGTCTTGCTACGCCTCTTGCCAATCGTCTTCTCCACTTTGACCTCAAGGTTGACTATAATTCTTGGTTGGATTGGGCATTGGAACAGGCCATCAATTCGGATGTTGTTGCTTATCTCAGCACTTTCAAGTCTTCATTGTTCGATTTTGATCCGAATAGTGTCAGCAAGAGTTTTCCGACTCCGCGTTCTTGGGAGTTTGTAAGCAAGCTGTTGCAGACGAATACTGAGGCAAACCCAATGACCGATAGTGAAATTCGTGATTTGGTTGGTTCTGCGGTTGGTTCCGGTGAAGCCACGAAGTTTATGAATTATCTCAAGGTTGGGAAGAATCTTCCTAAGCCAGCCGATGTTCTGAGCGGTAAGGTAAAGGAAATCAAGACTCGTGAGATTTCCGCTCATTATCAGCTTATTATCAGCATGTTGTATGAGATGCGCGATTATTGGCACAACAACAGTGTGCTCCTTGATTCATATGCAGTTGTTGGTAACAATAAGAAGGTTCAGCAGCGCAAGTGGAATTCCGATAAGTTGCAGGAAAACTGGCTACGTATGTTCGATACGTTCAACACCTTCATTATCACACAGATTTCTCTGGAAATCGGGATCATGGCAATGCGTATGGCGGTTTTAAACTACTACTTCTCTAAGTCTACGGATATGACGAAGTTGAAAACTTGGCCGGAGATGTGTGTGAGCTACTTCCCATACATGAAGGAAACGTAGAGTGTAAAATAAACTAATGTGAATAGGTGAGAACTTTTGGTAATTGTCCACTCACCTATTCACATTATTTATTCTCTAATCGTTTCTGGACACTATACAACCTATTGATTCTAAAGGGTCAAAAATACAAATTTTAACATATTTTGAAGAATAAGATCATTTACTGTATCCAAGTGTGTTTTTAATTAAATTGTTGACAAATGAACCAAAATTTGATATACTAATCTTGTAGTCAAATTTGAAAGGTGAAAATTATGACAGGGGATCAATACAAAACGCTAATAACCACTACAATTTTGCCCAATGATATTTTTGGCAAGATTGAAGAAATGAACGATTATTTTCTAGAAAATAGTTATGTATTGGATAAACCGTTTCATAATCATAATTATAATTATACGGTAATTCGAGAGTGGAATACAAAAGAAAACCAGCAAATTCTATCAAATATGTTTGACTCCTTTATGTCATTCATTCTAAATGCTGTTTCACCGGAAATTATTATAGCAGCAATGCATAAAGCGGTGATTATCTATAATCTTCGGGGTGTAATTGAAATGACAAGTTTGCAAAATTGGTCAGCAATTTCTGACAGGGTATTTCCGCTTATTAAAGAATAGTAAAAGTTTTTATTGACATTTTGAATGAAAGTTGGTATACTAAGAGTATGAGAAATGAAGTTCTACATCTCGCAACCATTGCAAAAAAGTCCTCAAAAAAGTCCTCAAAAAAGTCCTCAAAAGAGGAAAAGGCTATGCGTCTTACCGATAAGCCGATTCCAAAGGATTTGGCAAAGCGCGTAGAAACCAAAATCATCAAGGCTCGTGTCAAGATGCTTTTTCAGCAACCATTTTTTGGAACTTTGGTAACACGTCTCCAGATTTTCGCGGCTGACAAATGGCTTCCTACTATGGCCGTTGATGGCAAGTATATGTATTTCAATCATGCATTTGTTGATGCTTTGGAATTGGACGAATTGGTTTTTGTTTTTGCCCACGAAATTCTCCATATGGTTTATGGACATTTGGATAGAGGTAAGGGACTTGATCAGCAATTGTATAATTGTGCCGCTGATTATGTTGTCAACGATGAATTGAAGCAGGTAAATGTTGGAACGTTTCCAACAACTGTTCCGGGTTTGCACGATATAAAGTATCGCGGTTGGAATAGTGAAAAGGTTTATGAAGATTTGCTGAAACAGCAGAAGAATAATCCAAATTCTGGTAAGTCACTTGAAGAAATGATTGACAAGATGCTTGATGAGCATTTGACTGGTAAGAGTGTATCAAGCGAGAATGAAGGACCATCATCTGGAACGTCTAAACCAAGTCCCGATGGCCCTGCAAAAATGTCTGAGGAAGATCGCAAGCAGCTAAAGGCAGACCTCAAGCAGCAAATTATTAGCAGTGCGCAGATGGTTGGTATTGGAAAATTACCATCTGGTGTTCAACGCCTTGTTAACGAACTTCTTGCTCCGAAGATGGATTGGAAGACGCTGTTGCAAAGTCAGTTGAATAGCATTGTTCCTGCTGATTATAGTTTTCTTCGGGTGAATCGTAAGGGATGGCATCTTGATGCAATTCTTCCCGGTATGACCGAAGAACCAATGCTTAATATTGCAGTTGCATTGGATATGAGTGGTAGCATTTCTAACGAAATGGTTCAGGAATTCTTGTCTGAGATTAAGGGAATTATGGATCAGTATCCAATGTATGAGATTCGAATGTTTTGTTTTGATACTCGTTGCTATTCTGACAGAACGTTTAGTAGCGACAATGGCGAAGATATTCGGACTTATGAAGCCAAGGGTGGTGGTGGAACCGACGGTGGCGCAATATTCCGGTATATGAAGGATGAGAATTTTATTCCTTTGAAGTTGGTAGTTTTTACAGACGGGTATGTCGGTGATTTCGGTGATGAGAACTATTGTCCTACAGTGTGGGTAATTAAGGGATCGAATGTTGTTCCCCCGTTTGGAACCCATGCCTATTTCGATGATGAGAATTAACTTTTCATTAAACAACTGATATGTAATATTTGAAATCTTTTAAAGGTCTGTTTCGGCAGACCTTTTCTTTTGTTTAAGATCAAGTGTGAAATTGGCCACCAATTCTTCTATTTTTGAAAAATACCAATATGGAATTATAAGCAATGGAATGTTGTTTTTCTGACAATATTCTTGTTTAATTTTGTCCCTCTTTTGAAGTTCTATAAAAGTTTCTTCACCACCCCAATATGGAACAGAATCATAATGTTGTTCTCCTTGATATTCTATCAAACCATATAATTTATTATTTTTATCAAATACACCAAAATCAAACGGAAGAACTCGTTTATTACGACATTCATTTATTGTTGTTTGTGTTTCAAAAATCATATGTAAATTTTCAAGTATTTTATATATTGCTTTTTCACCACGACTAACAAAACAATTTGGGCATCCATTTCCATTTAAATGATTAGCGGGTGATTGTTTGAAAAAACCATGTATTGGACATTTTATTTTTATTTTGGTGCGACCTCGTATATAAACAGATTCATTATAATCAAACCATATTCCATGAATTTTTATTGCATCCACAACAAACTGTTCTTTTGATTTTACTCTATGCAATCGTTGCGATTCTCTCCCACAAAAAGAACAGCCATTACCATTTAAATGACAGTTTGGGATTTGCAAAAAATCTCCATGAATTGGGCAGGTAATACAAATTAATTTATAAACTCCAGAATATACAGCTTTTTTATACGAATATTTAAAATTATGAATGATATTTGCTTTTGAAATAAATGTTTCAGTAGTTTTTGTAGTGTTCAACCTAGCCTTTTCCTTCCCACAAATAGGACAACCATGATAATTTAAATGATCATGGGGAGTTTGTTTAAAAATTATATTATGTTTACGACATGTAATTTTAACTTTTTTATTTGATCTATCATATTCAACTTCAGAATAGTCATATAAATCACCATGTATAAATTGTGCTCTTTGAATGAATTTTTCTGTGGTATAAATACGCATAAGCTGTCGTTTCCTCCAAATGATAGAGTAGTTGGGTTCCTACACCGCGAACTACATTATTATTTAGTCGTTCAGAACAGAAAACCATAAAAATAAATTAATTATTGAATTATAATTGCCTAATTTCTTTTTTTCGTGCTAAATAAAGTTGTAACAGAAAAGGAGAATTAATTTTATGATGAAACATATCGGATTATATAATGCACAGCATATTACTATAGTTTTACATCAAATGCCAAATGAGGAGCATATGTGTTTAGTTTTAGTAGATCAGAAAGTTCCACCTAGATATTATCAGGCAGTTCAAAATGTTCTCAATAGCACTGCTGGACAAGAAGCAAAAGATTTAGCTACTGCATTGGAAGGCGTCACGCTTGATGACAACCGAAACCTTGCTCGCGTTCTTTACACAGAGGGACATCTCAAAAAAGTTCCTTGTAATCAAGTGTTTGCTACACCTTATGGATTCCAAAATTCCAATAAAATGAAATTGAATGATCTTAATGAGTATCTCAAGAAGATTGAGGAAGGCGGCGATGCTGCTAAGAAAATGAAGGAATTGGATGAAAATAAAGGATTACATAGTAAGACCAAATCCAGTCAATCTTTGGTTTCTCCACAGCCAGAACAAAATAAAAATCAAAAAATGTTGGTTGATCCAGTGGCATTTGCACCAGTAGTAGCTGATCATGAAGTAGAACGTGTTAAACAATTAGCTAATATTAGTCCTCAACAAGCAAGCGATGATTTGAAAGCACAAGGTGAAAATCTTAGATCGGTTGCTTGTCAACTTCTTCAACAGGCAAAGATTCTTGCTGAGAAAGCAGAATTACTTTACCCGACGCTTGCCAAGCGGAAGGCAGGAAGACCTATAGGAACTGGGTTGAAATTGAAAACAGTAAAGAAATAAATTTAACTATAAAAGAAACCTAGCCATGGCTAGGTTTTTTGTTTGTGTAGGAATTCATATATGGAATTACACAAATGGCATTCCAGATTCTTTTGTGATGTTTATATTTTCTTCAATTATTTTAGCAATACATTGACGATCATGTAATGTGAGGGAGTAGGCTTCACTATACGAAATACTTCCTCGCATAAACCAACACATTTTCAGAAGATCGTTTGATAGTTCTTTAGTTTCATCTCCCATTTTTTTGATTATACCTATAATTTCTTCGTCTGATGCCGGTATTAGTCTTTGTCTAAATTGTGAACATACATCTAGATCAATTGGAACTATAAAATTGTGTTGACATTCAGAGCATGTAATTGAAAAATCATTAAGATATGATTCTTTTATAGCAGATTCAATGTATTCTACTAATTTGCGTTGAATAGAAATATCACATTGATTGAACCATTCTGTTATGAATTGATTATTGGTTATAATATCGTGGTTTTCTATAGTAATAGTATTCAAACAATTGGCATAAAAGAGAGTAGTTAGTTTTGATTTTTGATCCAACAAAAATTCCATAGTAGAACTATATTCTTCTGGAGATTCACAATGGGAAATAAAATACAATTGTTTTAAA